CAATAGTGATTCTTAATTTATCTATTTGATTTGATATTGATCTTGAAACAGGTGTTGCCTTTGTTACTTCAACACCAACAGCAGTTTCAGATTCAATTTCATTAATAGTATCTAAGGCAGTCTGACTAGAAGTACCAAATCTAGGTTCAAAACTTATATCTTCTCTTGTAAAATTAAAATCACCTTCTGTAAGATTATTTATATCTGCTGATTTTTTTAAAACTTGAGTTCCATTTAGAAAGACATCTTTTAATGCTGCAATATTATATTTATCAGTTCCCTGCGTAAGACCTGCTTCTAATGGTGAATGAAAACCCGCTATCTCTCCTTCTGATAAAACATCTATAAGATCATTTGATTGTTTACTGGATAATATTGAATCTGTAGTTGTTTGTATGCCATCAACATCACCTGCTATTATGTTTGCACTATTCTGTTTTGTAAATGTAGCATTACCTGATGTGGTAACAGAAGTACTACTTGCAACTTTAAATTCTGTTGAAGAGGTGACAGAAGTGACAGTTACATTCTCTGTTGTACCAGAACCAGAAGTGACATTTAAATCAACGACATCACCAACAGCTAATGTTTCTGTGCCATTATGAGTAACAGTGATTGTGTTTGCTGATTGAGAATACGTTCCAGTTTTAGGTACATCTTCAAAATAAAAACTTACTATTTCATTAGGTATTGTCTCTGAAGATGATCTTGTGACAGTAAAAACAGTAGATGAACTTACTGCTGTTACTGTTAAAACTTCTGGTGTGTTTTCATTTGTACCTACAATAAAAATAATATTTAATACATCACCAACTTGTATTGTTTCACTACCATCATGAGTAATTGTTGCTGTAGTTCCAGATTGTGAAAAATTACCTGTCTCAACAGTAATACCATCTATTTCAATTAACTTTCCATTTGCATCAAAAACAATATCATTTCCTAATCCACCAAGTCCAAACTCTTTTAAAAAACCATCAATACCTTCATCTGTTACGTTACCAAAGTAATGCGCCTGCATTACATCAGGAAGTGCATATTCTAAATCAAATAAATCTGGCATTAGACAGAAACCTCAATCTGGTCTGTATCAATTCCATTTGATACGTTTATACTTCCGACAAAGATATCTCCATATACAAGAGGGAGTGCAACACCTGCTCTTGATACGTTTGTAACCCCACTGAAGGCAAAGTTAACAGTGGCATCTTCTGGTTCTAAAGATGACATGGGCTTTGGCTTTGGTGTTAAATAGTTAGTAACATCGCTTATTACTAATCCTATACCTAAATTCAAAGCAATGTTAGCTATAACGGCTGTTTTTATTACTGTACTTGCACCAATTAAAGCAGCACCCAATAAGAAAGGTAAAACACCACCCTCAACAATAGGTATAATTTTAATTTCGTCTTTTATTGGATTTAATAAATCATTTTCTGTAGCATCATATCCACCCATATCCACTCGATAGTATTTATCCATCATGTATGTTTCCAACTCTGGGTGATTACAACGCAGAAAACGCATAACTTCTATAGGATTATTAACTTCTGCCTTCTGTTCTTTCCATCCTACAAAATCTGCCAGATCTCCATATAGTTTTACTGTCTTAAGCATGGATCTCTCTGTAATGTTTCTATTTTATCTGTTGGCTTAAATTTAAACCATCTTTTTGTCTTTAGTCCAATAATATACCAAGTTCTATTGGATCGTTTACAACTTATAACATCTGCCTCACTAGGATGCTCCGTACCAATTGGATGAGAATGTATAACAGCATGGATTCTTCCATATCTATCCTCCGTATCAGCCCAATCTAAAGGGTCTAACAAAAACTGCAAATCATTATGTAAAGCTAAGTTTTTACAAGGAATATACTTATTCTTATTTAAATAATTAACAAGCAGACCACATGATTCTCTAGGTGATTCCTGTTCTGCATGTACAAGAGCATCTTCCTGCCATGTCATTGATTAATAAACGTACCAACACCAGGAAATAGATCTCTTGTAACTACTCTCTTAGGAAGTTGTAAATTAATTAAATCAAGTTCAGATGCTAATTCAAACTGCACTACTTCTCTGTTCTCCACTACTTTTCTATCAATAAAATAAATCTCCTGTGGTAGTTCCTGAGTTGTATCAGGAGTACCGAATGGATTTGTACCGCCAGTAAAATTTGCAGCATCTAAATACCTTGCCAAAGTCCTAATTCTTGTAAATTTTGCACCATTAAGATCATTGTTAGCAGTGACAGCATTAACAGTGGCAAACAAGGCAGTGATAGTTCCTAAGATATTACTAATTGTAAAGGTAGGACGAGGGATGGATTTAGACGCTCCATCAAATTCAAAACCTTCTGCCTCGCAAGGAAACTTTTGATATGTATTACCTTGCCAAATAATGTCTGTATTATCTAATTTATTTGTACCTGCATGAAACCTCTGCACATCTGTAGATCCATGTAATGTACTGTCTAAAGTTAAAGTAAAAAGTTCAATAATAGAACTTGGATTAATCTTCTGTAGTTCTGATACTGGTATTGGCATTATGGTTCAAATACTTCTCTGAATGTTACCTGTACTCTTGCACGATTTAGATATGGTATTGATTTGTTCCATGATTCGCAGACAAATTGAGAAGAACTAGATTCTCCTGGTGGTGTAAAGGTAAAGCTGGCACTATCAACTGCTCTGGCATCTAAAAAAGTTTCAATCGTATCTGCATCTGTTTCTGACACTTCAAAAGTTAAATTAAATATTTTAGGGTTTTGATTCAGGCCAAAGAGTAATCTATGTTCATAACCATCACCAAGTTTTACTGTTTTAATGTTTGGTTTTGATCTTTTCTGAACTCCGTAGGTTGGGGTAATCGAGGGAAAGGTAGCCATTATGCAAGTAAACCTCCAGGACGTTTTTGTTTTATTAATTCAGATTGTATAGCAGTAGCTATAGCAGAGCCAAAAGCATTTGCCTGTTCTTCATCACCTTCAACAGATGAACCAGAGGCATCTACGTTTATGACAATACTTGTAGAACCACCCATTCCACTTAACTGATTATTTGGGATGATAGTTCCTGTCCTATCAGGTACAAATAGCTCTGGTCCACGTTCTCCAACTATTGAAGCTCTGCCTACGGGTGGTCTGCCACCATCTGCAAATCCTGGAAAATTAGAAGCTGTATTAATTCCAAGATTTTGTGAACCGAAAGCTATATTATTAGCTCCAGCAGATCCACCTCCAGAAAATATTCCACCACTAAAAGCTCTACTAAACAACCCCATAATTCCTGCCCTTACCTGTGCTGCTAGTATTTGTGCTGCCATGTCTATAAAATGATCTGCCGTGCGTTGAAATAGATTTCTTAGTGCTTCTTGAGCAGTCATAGAACCACTAACTATTCCTTTAAATGATTCCGCAAAGGAATCTCCAATACTTTTACTTAAAGAATCAATCTGTCTTAAAGGATCTAGTAATTTATTTAGTTCATCAACTGGTGCTTTTATAATTGCTTGACGTTCAAGTTCATTATTAAACTCTTTCTGAATGTCTAATAATTGCAAAGCTTCATTTACTTTTTGGTCAAAACTTTTTTCAGCTTTCTGTCCTCGAAATTCGGCTGATTGGTCCATATCCATAAATGAACCACCTGCAAAAAAATTATTAGGATCTCTTTGGACAAATCTACCTTTAAATGGATTTAATTTGCTTAGTTGTCTTTGAAAAAAATTTAATCTTTTTGCTTCTTCTTTTGTAACAGTTCTTTGTTTATTTATAATTCCATCAAGAATAAATGATTCAGCTTCCCTCGCATTTTTACTTTTTAAGACCTCTAACGCAGCTTTAGCTTGATCTAAACTTAATTCTTTTGATAACCCTGGTAAAGCATTTAAAATGGATTGATTATTTTTTAGACCTGTTAATGTATCAAAAGTTTGCTCCTTTCCAAAAACAGTCGTAAGAGTAATTCGTGCAGCAGCATCAAATTGTTTAAATGCTTTCAAAGCTTCTAATGCTTCATCTTTACTTAAACCAAGCGATTTACCAAATTCTCTTACTTGTTTACTACTTAATAAAGATGTGCCACCTGTTGCCTTTATAGATATGTTTAATTTTTCTACAGCCTCTTGAAAATCAATAGTTTCTTGTATTCTTTGAGCTATTGCAGTACCAGCAATAGATAATCCAAATCCTAAACCTGGACTCAAAGCTCCACCTATAGCACCACCAATACCACCAGCAGCAGCACCTAAGCCACCTTGTCCAAAGAGTAGTGGGAAAGCACCACCAATTAATGCACTTTGACCTGCACTAGCGAATCGACCTGCTGCTCCTCGATTATTAAAGAAAGCTCCTCCAGGTGCAAATTGCTGTTTTAATCTAAAACCTCTAGGTAATCTTGGACCTATAAAACCTTGAGCATTTCCAGATGTTGTTTGTAATTCTGATTTAGATACGGCAAGAGATTGTTGTTGTACTTTTAAAATATTTTGTCTTATTCTTAATTCTCTTTGTAGTAACTTATCTCTTTTTGCTTGATTCCTTCTAATAGATTTTGCAATAGGATCTTGAATACCAGGTCTGTCTGGCCCTTGCATATTTGCTGGCCTTCCTCTTGAGCCAATTACTCTAGGAATTTGATCTGCTCCTATACTAAAATCAAGAAAATCACTACCAGTCCTAGACCTTTCGCTACGAATTGTATTTCGTAAAACATTACCTCGCATCGAGTTTTGACGAGCTATTGCAGTATTTATTGCTAAAATATTTGGATCAGCAGTAAGAGGTAATTTTTTACCTCCCATTTGAGAACCTAATAATAATGTGCTTACAAATGTCTGTGCTTTTTTATTATTTGCATCTAATAAAGAACCTAAAAGAGTTAAATTTGTTTTAGCAGATGTTCCAAAATTCTTAACACCAGTAATTGCTGCTCCTATTGCAGTAGTAAAACTTATAATATCTAGTCTACCTTTGTTAAAAAATTCAAATATTGTCCTTAAGTCTTGCCCTGATCTTTTAGCTGCGAATGTTATAAGTTTAAAACTACCAACAGTATCTCGAAGAATATCGTTAAAAGGATTTAAACCAACTTTATTTATTCGTTGAAATGATTGTCCATAGGTATTAACCAAATCTTTTCCAACTTTGCCAAGATTTTTTGTTCTTTGTTCTAATACACGAATACTATCAGTTGTAGTAAAAACTTGTTTTGATGCTTTTTCAGCACTTTTAGCTAAATTATTAAATCCTTTTCTTTCTATTCTCTGTAATGTTTTTTCAATATTAGTTAAGCTACGAGTAATACGATCAGTTGCACGTTTTATCGCCTTATCATTGACATTAAATACTATATTTCTGGTATAATCAGCAGCCACTTAATTACTAAGACTTAATTTACTTTCTATCTTACCTTGTTCTTCGTCTTAAAGCATTAGTATGTTGTGCTTTTTCTTGTTCTTGTTTTCTTTCTTTTTCTGTAATAGAAAAATAAGCAGACCAACCTAACAATTCCTCCATAGTTAATTCATCTGCAAGTCTTTTAACAGTCATCTTTAGCTCTTTAGCCAAAGAAAACATAAAAAACATTAATTTATCAGCTTTTTAAATCGGCTTCTGCCTGTTCTCCCTCTTTATTTATACCAGCTTCCATCATTGCTAGTTGTATCTC